ATAAAATAGAAAATAATAATATGCAATCAGACGTAGAAAAAGCTGTATCGCAAGTTTTAGATAAATCTAATCTAGATAACGAAGTAAAAAATGAAATAAAAAAGAATATAAGTTCTGTAATAACTAACACTACTACGGCTGTTACTGATACTAGTGCAGATATAGAAACTAAAGAGGTATTTAATATAGCAAAAGACACCACAGATACGACTACTACAGATACGACTACTACAGATACGACTACTACAGATACGA